CAGAAATCATAATGCAATTGCAAAATAAATAAAATAACGGATATATGATAACTTAGTTAAGTATATAATACATTGGATATTAATTATTTATAATATATAATACTATTAAATAAATAAATTATCTTATTGACATAGTACCGGTACTGGTACGCCGTAGCCCTCTTACCAGCTTAAGCCATTGCTTTCGGCAAATAAGGTATTTGAATGCATCGCTTAAGTTAGTTGATTCCATGGGTAGCTTATGTGCTGGGAGGCCTTCTGATTTCTTATCTTTGGCTATAACCTTCTTTCCCCTAATCGTAGTAATCTTAACCGGTGACTTCTCCAACGAGCTTTTCAACTCCTTACAGTTGAACATATCGATCTGTAATTTAGGTAATTTAGGATGCTTACCACTCATCAGCTCAATCATAAAATCATACTCCACATGGCTTTCGATGTTGCCCTGGCCTACACTCATAAGTATAACTTTCCAACCTGTTGGCTTTTCGTTGTTATCTTTCTCGATGGCATTCTTGAGCTTGGAGGCAAGGTCTTGTTTTACTTTCTGGTAGTTGTTGGCTGCCCTATCGTAGTACATGTTTAATACTTTCTCGTCCTGGTATTGGAAATAATGGATAAACTCATCGGCCAGCTCACGTATGTATTTCTTTGGGATGGTATAAAATGATTTTAAACAACGATAGTTGTTGTTCTTCCCTTCCTGCCCGATTACCAACGATAGCATGTTACCAAAATCAACACCTGCATCGAGGGCCTTCGATTTATCCAGGTGTTTCAGGATGCGGCAATCTTCATTATCTTTAATGCCAAATTGTTCTGACCAATATGGATTATTGCCATCTTTATAAAAATGTTTTTCGGCCAACAAAGGGTAAAACTTTGTACCCGAATCCAAGGTAGGTTTCATTGAGAATATGGCCTGTTGTACATCTTCCAGCGCCATTTTAAACTCACTTAGGAAATATTCGTTGCCGAGAATATCCACATTTACAAAACTTGATGCAATGAAAAACAGGGATAAGCCCTTGCGGGTTTTAATCCAGCGTTCTTCCCAGCGTTTCATTTTCTTTTCGGCATTCTCAATTTGATTCTTATCTCCTGTGTCGAGGGCATTAATGTACTCCCCCTTCACTTCGTTGTAGACAAAACCAGCCTGGAGTGCCTTCACAATATCGGGTACGTTCATTTCCTTGCGCATTTTTAACACCCAATCGTGCTCACCAACGTTGTTGATATTTGGCATATCGGTAGTAAATGTATGACTGCGGTAGAATACAGAATTGCCGTATTTTACCTTGTAACCCCTTACTGCTTTTGTTAGTTTTGAGATTTTATGCTCCGGGAAAAACTTTACTTCATCTCCAATTATGGCCACATAAGAACGCCCGGCGGCTGCCGAGGGGCGATCTAAAGAAACCAGGGTAAGGTTAAATCCATTGAAAAAAATAATGGTGTGTTTGTACGATGGAATAATGTTGTACGGCTCGTCAAAACTTTCTGGAGGTGTTTTCTCTATAACATAATGTAAATCTTCCACCCATCCGCGCATTTTTAAGCCTTCCAAAAGGGTTGGTAAAATGTTTTTTTGCAGGTTCATGTATGTATCGCTAACAAGGGCCACGGGAGCGCCTGGCATGTCCCATACCATTTCCTGCAATCGTTCAACTTGTATGTCGGTTGTTTTCGACCCGCCCCGGCCAACAACAGCGGTTAAATTTTGCGGCATTATAAGGGCACAAAATTGAGCAAACCAATTAGAGAAACGAACATCTACATCCGGTCGGTCGGGTTTAATCTTCTTCATTTTGTTCGCTTAAAATTTCAACAATATCCAGGTTTTCTTCCATCAGGCCATCGCGCTTTAATCGTTGCTTGTGTTTTTCCTGAATATCCAATGCATCAATTTCGTGCGCCAATGCACGGCGGTCTGGTTTCTCAATGCCAATTAACGAACCATCGAGGGTGTAATATTTGATGTGTTTTTTGTATAGTTCCTCGGGGATTTCTGGCGGGTCTATTTTATCTAATTGCCTAAGTTTAGCGGCTTTCATTTGCAAATCGCCATATACTTCAAATTCCCTGGCCGTTTCGGCAATTAACAATAAAGCCTCAGCGGTTTTTTCAAGTTGCTCTGCTTTTAAATTCCGAAGTGCTTTTTTATCCAAAGTATCATCGCTGTAAAATAAATTTATGCTCTCATAAAGCATTCGTTTTGCCACATAAGCAGATAGGGAGTAAGGTTCTTTTTGATAAAACTTCAATGCTTCGTTTTGACCGTACTTTCTTCGCATAGAATTAAAACCGCACAATATTTCTAAATACACAATTTCTTCATCTTCCAATTTAGCGGAAGAACCGCCCTGAATATAATCCTCTAAAATATGAAGCTTCGATTCATTGAATTTAGTCACCATATATTACCCGCTGTTTTATTTTGTGTATTTTTATCGATTTTCGAAACTTATCCAAACGCTGGCCTTGCGTAACATTTCCATCACGAGCCGATAAGATCATGGCCATGTATTCCTGTGATTTTATTCCAACAACACTTCCAAATGCCTCCATTTCTTCCATGTCGAAATATTTTGCTATTTGTTCGTTGCTTAAATCGCTTAACTTTTCAATTTCCATCATCCAATATTCAATAACCGTTTAATTTCTCCCAACTCCGCCTGTTTATATTTCAGTTTTTCTTTTCGCTCCTGGTCCAGGTGCGGTTTGTTGCCTTTCTTAATTTCGCTTTCTATGCGCCAAATGTTATGCTCAAGTCTTTCGTTTTTCTTCACCAAGTCGAGAATATTCATCCCCTTTAATTTCTGCACATTCTTTAAATGCGAAAAAATAGGATGTTTGCCTAAAATTTTTTTGTTCGTAGCATAATAATCAAGCTCCTCATATATAAGTTTATTCTCCCTGTAGTTAATGAGTATTTCCAGCCCGGTTTCGTATTGCTGCGCATTTGTAGTACAATCGAACAGTTTTTTATGCCCATGTACATAATTATGATAGGCTGTAATTTTGTCGGAAATTAAAATTTTAAATTCCGGAGGGCATTCTGGTTCGTTAAGAAACGAAAATTCGTCCCTAAGTTTTGGGCTCTTATTAACCTTCTTTTTGTTGCCAGGTCGGTTTCGTTTATTAACTGGTTTAGGTTCACTTTTTTTTTGAGTGTTTTTTCCATGACTTTTTCTTTTTAATTTCTTGAAATCATTTTCGGAGATACCCGCTATTTTGCAAAGCTGATATTCGAGCATGCTTCGGTTGCCTTCCGGGTTTAATTTTAATATACGCAAAAAATGATCATTGAATGCGTACTTAGCATATAATTTAATCCCGGTTTGCAAATCGCAGCCCTGGGTTATCCAATTAATGATCTCTTGTTTCATGTTTTAAAGTTGCAATTGCAACCGGATTTTAAAAAGGACATAAAAAAACCCTCACGCTTGTTTAAAGGAGAGGGTTTTAAAATCAAAATCACGAATAATTAAACCTCAAACTTACATTTATTTGGAAACAAATCGCGCAAAGCTTTTTTCATATCTTCAATATAACAGTTTTCGCTGTAATTTAATATTTTGTAGCGTTTTGCAAGCCGGGTGATATGCTGGTAAGATTTAGGTTTATAAATCCCCAACTTGAAAAAATCGTATTTTGATAAAAGCACTGGATTTTTCTCAAGTAAGTTGAAATATAAAGTGGAAAATTGGTAAGCAACATCAAGGCACTTAAATTCCTGAAATATATTAATACAACTTTTTTTATAAAAGAAGCGTGGCAAATGGGTTTCGTAATTGTATATGTATGCACCTTTTTGCTGTAAAAGCAACAACGTTCGTTTCATAACCTCCTTCCAATTCGCCTGGGCATCTGAATTTACAAACCAATCTTTCACTTTTGTTAAATCCTGCTTTGCCCTTGGTATCTTCAATTCTTGCAAGGAAACTGGGTTTAAAAAATAAACATCATCATACGTATAAATAAAATTTTCGCTTGTATGGCACATGATACACGCACGATGTATCTTGTAAAGTTGGTCTTTAAACTTTAAATCCATTCCCCGTTTACGTTCCTGGAAAACAAAACAATCATCACGCAACCAATCTGGCTTTTCGTGCGAAAATACAAACGGTTTAAAATCAAATTGCAGGTTTTGCTGCATGGAGCGTAATGCCTGGCGAAGTTCGAAACTGTTATCGGGTCCGGGGATGAATGGGATAACTATTGATGTCATTTACATATTTAAATTTAAAATCTGATCTTTTAGTATGCCAAAAAACAATTCGGAAGCCAATGTTTTTTTACCATCAGAATTTACAGCATATACCGCTATCTCCATTGAATCAATACCATCACCGTCTGGATCTTCCTGTTCAATTATTTCATATCCACAATTAGTTAGGTGTTGTTTTATCTCATCTACTGTAAATTCTAATGGAAAAGTTTCTGTATTATCGATATATTTCATTTCAATTCTCCTTTCACTAAATGATACCGTTGTTTAAAAAAGTAATATTCGTCAATACGTACCTCGTTTTCGTACCTGTTATAAACGTCAATAGGGGTTTTAAACCAACGCACATGCGATTTGTCATCGAAAGTTGGCACTGAGAAAATAATGGGTAAACGGGGTAACAATGCCAACAGGATTAAATCGGAGTAAATATGCTCCAATGCTTCGAGGCATACAATAATATCAAATTGATTATCCTCAAAAAAATCGATGAATTCTTGACTGTAAAAATCAATCTTTTCAAACCTGAATTCAGGTATATATCCTTTTGATCTTTGTATGGCAACATCGGAAAAATCAATACCAGTATAATTCTTAAACCCTTTGTTTTTTAAAAACAGTGCAAATTGTCCTACTCCACATCCCATGTCGAGTATCCTGGCTTTTTTATCTATCATCTCAGATATCTGCTCCCATGTATCGATGTATGCTCCCGGAGGATACGGAGATGCATACTTATTTTTCCCGCTGAAAAGTTTATCGTAATATCTTGAATCTTGTTCTTTGCCCATGTTATATGTATTTTTTTATCCAACTTCTGGTTATTTTCCCTTCCCATAAATCAAACACGCTACCCAAATCGATTACAATACCACCTCGTTCTTTCATAATTATGCCCAATTGTTTTCCGGAAACACCGGCACCAAAAAGGCAAATTTTACCTTTAAAGTTAAGCTTCGATAATTTTTCCTCTACTTCTTTAACCTGTTTGTAAAATGGTATTTTAGGTTTTTCACATTCAAAGCGATATTGTGGAGATATCAACAGTCTTCTAACAGATCTCGCATCATATTTTTTTCTGATGGTGTCATCCACATTCCGGCAACTCAGGTAAAACACGTCTTTACCTTTTATCAATTCCTTCAGATACCCATCATCATTGAGGTATACATGAATGTCTATAGTAGTTACTATTTGTTTGTCAATTAATTTTAAAAAATATTCCCTTGATTTATGCCAATGTCCGTTTCTTCCTTCAGGTGATATGCCAACAATATCGGCTTTTGAAAAAGAATTTTTAATGTTCGCAGCTATCCGGTATCTGTCGTTTAACTTGGGTACTTCACCCCAATGCTTGTGGCAGGCCGCAAAATAATACGGGTTACGAAAATTAGAGCGGTGAATGCAAAACGCACCTTCGCCATCCCCGTAGCGCAATAGGGCTGTAGGGATATTGGCGTCGATGCGTTTTTTTAACAACTCGAAAATAGTATACGGATTTTCCACTATATTTTCTTAAGCTGTTCCTCGGTTTTTCCAAATCCTTCACGTTCGGCGGTTGTGGTTACCGACTTATACCAGATAACATCCAATTTTTCAGCAAGGCGTAACGCAAGACGGTAATCTCCCCCTCGATGGCCATCCCAAACAGCAATATCTTTATATTTTGAATGAAAACAGATGGATGCGTTGCAAATCTGCCCACGTGTAAAAGGAATTTTGTCCCAGTAATTATCGTCTGGAACTAGACGTGATTCACCAATCTTATGCCGTGAAACAACCAGGCTATCTTCATCTTCGAGTTTTTTAGCCAGGTTTTTCAACGTGTTTTTCGATCCAAACTCAAGGTCATCATCAAAAATAAAAATCCATCCTTCTTGTATTTCTTTTACCACCTTGTTGAAATACATATTGAAATAAGATCTGTTTTTATCGGTTCTCTTGGCAAGACCCTGTTTCACCAACTGTTCGTGTGTGATGTAACTTTTAAAACTTGCCGGGTTTACCAGAATTACATCGTCCACGAATCCTTCATCCAAAGCTTTATCAGCGTATATTTTACTCTGCTGGTTATCAGCAATTACAATCACAAACACATTATCATATGTTTGCTCTTTAAGTGATTCAATGCATTTTTTGAAAATGTTAGGGCGGTTATGCGTTCGCACCAACAAATTAATTAACGGTTGATTCTTTGTTTCCATGTTTCTTATTTTAAATGATTATGATGTCCCTCTGATAATCGGTAATAATGCATTACATACATACCTTCGAGAATTCCGATTTTCCCAACATTGGTCGAAACCCTCCTGGAAAATTCCCTGTCAATATGCAACATTCCACCTTCATCGAATTTATTTACTGCCAACCAGGTACTTTTCTGGAATAAAAGCATCATGCCGCTTACTGTTTTGGCATCGGTGCGGATACGCATTCCTTTTTCATCGAAAAGCTGCTGGCATACATTGCGGTGATATTTCATGCTTGGATTGTTTATGCCTTGAGGGTGTACCCGTTGTTTGTGCGTACCAATTCTGTTGGCTACACAGGTAAAAAGTTTAACATCCGGATATTTTACTATTGCTTCTTCCAGGAAGGCACCCCAATTGTTTACCGTAAAAAAACCAAGCAAATCGGCATCCCAAATGCCAATCCAATCGCTCGGGTTGGGTACGATAGAACAACACTCGTTGTAATACTTGCCAATATTCTTGTCGGCACATAATGTATTGAAGTGATAAAACATACAATAAAGTTGCAATTGCAACCGGATTTTAAAAAGGACATAAAAAAAACCCTCACCATTACTGTGAGGGTTTTTAGCTTACTGTTTATTAACCTTAATTATGAAAAAAAACTACTAAACTCCTCCGCTTCCCGATCCACTGTCTAAGTCTGGAACATCGCCATAATAATGAGCTATGCGCGGACCACGCAAAATGCTCTTTAAAGTGATGGTCGATTTTTTGTTCTCATTATCGTCCATACTTTCCACATCGAACTGCAAAGGCTCAACACTCGTGCCTAACAGCTTCATATAACTTACACTCGACTTTTCCCTAACAATTGCGCCCAGGTTTGCATTTACCTTGTTTTCAAGGAATTCCTCTAAAGCCTGGTTATCGCCCGGATGTGCAAATTCAAGAGATTGAATAAAGCCTTTTGCATCAGGATCGCCCTCGTTATTTTGTGATATTTTAATCGTTGATTGAGTTGCATAAATTTGTATAGCATAAGCCGCCGCATTTAGCACCAGATTACCTGTTATTTTTATACCGCCTTCGTCTCTGTCACCAAGCGAGCTAACGTCGTCCCAATCAAAAATAATGATGTTGTAATTTTTACCGGTTGGCCTTCCGGGGTTACTTCCAATCTTGGGAACGCTGGCTAAGGTGTATGCAAAGATAGTACCTCCACTTGCCCCAATATCAACCAACGATTGAAAATCGGGAACAAGATCAATTACAACCATGGCGCAAACACTAACCAGTAATAAACTGGTTAGTGCAAACATTATATTTCTAAACTTTTTCATGTCAAAAACTTTCTTTTTAATTAAACTTCGGTTAATTCACTAGGCTGCGCTTCCACTTCCACTGCCATCTGCATCAGGATAGTAAGCAAAAACAGCCTCGGCAATGGCAAAACCAACACCTAAGCGGAATTCACCAAACACCTTAAGGGTGTAGTTATGTTTCTGCGTAAAAATTTTGGTAGTTCCAGGCTCGTTTTTGTGACGTAACCCGATGAAGTTTTCTTTTGGAGTAGTAAAGAGTACATCTGAACCGCTCATGCAATCCAATGGAACTAACCTGTTTTTGCTATAGTCGATCACATCGCCACCAAATTGAGGGTCGCCGGAATCGCTTCCGTACAATTTTTTGTAAGCACGCTTGTATTGCTTATAGCGGGTAAGACTACAGAAAACAGGCATATTTTTCGTCTGGTAATACTCGTCGATGGAATCAACGAATAAGTTCATTTTATCGACATTGTTTTCGTCGGTAATAGTTCCCAGGTCAATGAAATTAACCTTGGTATTCACATTAGCTTTTTGCTGTTTCAAAATGGTCAAGAAACCATCCATTGATTTTGCAGGAGCTTGTCCGGTGTCTTCGTCAGAAACTGTACTCCAATCCAATTCTTCGTACACACCTGTCGCGATCATTCTCAACTCAATGTCGTCCATGGCTTTTGGGGCCAAGAGATTGTTAAGAATGTAAAGCGTGATAGGATGTTGATCCAGGTCTTTACTCTCATCGTACATCATGTAAATCCAGTCTTCTACTTCCGCGGGGGTAATAGGAAGGTTGATTTTCATCCTGCGCAATGGAATTTCCAACGGAGTAAATTTGGTTTGGCCAAGCGGCGTCCATTTTGGAGTAAACTGTTGAACAACAGATGTAATTAAAGCCTGAGTAGCTTTATACGAATGAATTTCCCGTTTCCAGGTAAGGTATTGCGATGTGGTAAACCCATACATAATGTCCTTAATCACTTCTGGTTTGTAGTAATCGACCAAATCGCCAAACTCGGTAATTACATCATCTACATTTATGGTATCCCCGGCCGTAACCATGGGGGCAGTGTCACCACCTACAAGCACACTGTGCGCAAGGGCATTGTGCGAAAGTTTTAAATTGGGTTTAATTTTCCTCACTTTTTTTCCGTTTTCTTCCACAATTTCCATTTTAGGTTCAGTTTCAGGTTCTTCAGATAGTTTTTCAACCTGGCCTTTTAAGGTGGTCACCTCAGTTTCCAACTCGCCATTTTTGGTTAGTATCTGATCGTTTTGGGTTTTTAATTCCATCAACTGTTTTGAGAATCGCTCCATGGTAGGATCGGTTTTGTTTCCATCTTCCTGATCTTTTTCAAGATCTTGCATAAACTTTTCAAGGAATTTATCCCCGTACTCGGCTTTAATCTGATCTTGTTGATCTTCTGTCAACACTTCTTTGCCTTCAATTTTGGCAAACGATTTGGCTTTGAGAAAACTCAAAACCGATTTTTTGAACATTTCGAACATATCGTTAATTTTTTTATTGTTTTACATACTCTTCAATCAATGCTTTCCTGCTTTTCTTCTCTGCCAGTTCCCGGGCTTTTACAATTGCAGTGTCAACCGATCCAATTTCGTCAATCAATCCAAAATCCAGTGATTCTTCAACAAAAAAAGTTTTTCCGTTAAGGATACCTTTTGCATCAAGCTTAAGTTTTCCTTCCCTGTTTTTCTTAATTGTTGCCTGAAATTTTTGGGCTAATGGAGAAAGTTCCTCGGTTTTAATCATGTCGTACTTTCCTTCAAGTGCCAGGCGAAATGCTTCATTTTTGTTTTGACTTTCAGGGGCATAAATTTCATGAAACTTATACCCTATTTCTTCATAAAAGCCTTTTATATCCCAAAAACTCATCATTACACCAATACTCCCAAATTCGGCACTAATACTATTGTTGGCCACAATCCAATCACATTCGCTTGCAGTCCAATATGCTGCACTGCAACATAAATCAGCCGATGCAACCACAGGTTTACCGGATTCGCTGATAGATTTCACCAAAGGTGCTACCGCGTCAACGGCTCCGCCGCCGCTGTCAATATCCAGCACTATACTGCTTATGTTTTTGTGATTGGCTGCCTGGGAAATTTGGTCGGCTATCTCTTCACAACCATAACTGCACATCGTACCATATTTCATCATGGTGCCTTTAATGCCAATAATAGCTATCGATCCTTTCGGGGCCTGGTCGAAACTATCCATAAATTGTGCCTGATAACCTGCAGTACCCACAATCATAACTGGTAATGGCTTGCGGTCGAACAAGCTTTCGTCCGAATCGCTGCCGGCAAGTTTACCATTTATAAGGTTGCGAATATTTTCATCCTGCAAAAGGCTTAAGGCATCATCCGGGCGGATAAACCACTTTCCACGATAGATCTGAGATAACGTTTTCGAAAATTTCATTTCAGCATTGCTTAATTACAGGTAGCAATGTCGAAAATTGCAAGATTCTACTAAAGGACTTTACTTTTACGAAATGTATAAAAAGTGTGCCGGTTTAATTGCCTGGCAATATACTTCTATATTGTTTCGTGTAGTAATATCGGTGCTGTAATCTTTTTTTAACCTGGCTGGACGTTCCAGGTCGCCTATTATTTTATAAACCCCGTTGTTATAATCGAGGCGCACGATCATTTTTCTGCCGTTAATGTTGTATAAGGTTGCAGCATTCGTTTCGTCTTCACCGGGGTAAATCATTTTTAACGATTGATTGTAAATTGTTCCCGACCTGTCATCCATTGTTGGCTCTGCATAACTTGCCGTGCCGGCGGTAAAATACAATTCGTTCCAGGTGTGGCCTGCATTAAATGTAACCTGCTTAGTCAAATCGCTGTTTGTTTTTTCAACGGATGCTACATTTTCGGTTAAAGAATAATAAACTTTTGTGATTTTGGGAGTAAGGTTTGTATTTTTTTGAAGTGCCATTTTTTCGCTATTTTATTGTTTCTAAACAACTTAAAGTATGTAAAAAATCAACCTTTTATTGCATACTTTTTTTAAATCACTGATTCATAATAAATTGAAGCTCGTCAAATATCTTTTTCCTGTATTTTTGTTTTTTTCTCATGTCAATTTTTTTGATTGCCTCAAAATTTATCGTATCATTTTTTATATTAAACCCTTTTATAATCGCATCGGTAATTTCTTTTTGTCGATATCGTCTTACATATCCAACCTCATAAATGTCACGAATTTTTCTGTTAAATTCTGCCTGGAGATAATCCTGAATTTTTTCTTCTCCCCATTTTGGAATATAGATAAAATGATTTTTAATAAAAAAGCGATTGGACTGTGTTACCGGAATAAGAATTTTAACCGGGTTTTCTATTAAAGGGATTTGCTTCACAGGAAACTCCGATTGGCAAATCTGAGAATGTATCATTTTACCAATATCGCTACTCCGATTTATCAAAATAAAATCATCTACTTCATGAAATTCGTGACGTAGAAAATCGGAAAGGTGTGGTTTAAGGCTAATGGTAATAACAGGTCGGTTAATCATAAGCAGTTTTTTACAAAAATACCGTGCTGATTTTAAAGAAAAAAGGAAAAGTTATTAACGGAATTGGGTTATTAACAATGATTAAGCCGCAATATCTTTACGTTTTACCTGCTTAAAGCAATTGGTGGTTACCTTGGTGTAAATTTGGGTCGTGGTAGGGCGGGCATGGCCCAGCAGTTCTTGTATTATTCGTATGTCGGTGCCTTCTTCGAGCAGGTGGGTGGCAAAGGTGTGGCGCAGGGTGTGTGGGGTTACGTGTTTGTTTATTTTTTTTGCGCAGTATTCAACAACTTTCACCAGGCTTGTTTCGGAGTATTGTGCCGAGTTTTGCCCCTGAAACACATAACCAAGGTGAGGGTTTGATTTATAGTACTTTTCGAGTTGTTTTAACAATCTTTCTGTAAGTGGCACATTTCGTTGTTTGTTGCCTTTTCCGGTTATTTTAATAAGCATCCTGTGTCTGTCGATTTGCGACCATTTAAAATCGAGTATTTCGGCGCGGCGCATTCCGGTGTCGTATAATGTTAGGATAATTGTTTTGTGTTTTATATTCCGCGCTGTAGACAGCATAAGGTTAATTTCTTCTACAGATAACACATTGGGTATTTTTTTGGCTTTTATAGGGCGATTAAAATCAACTTTGGCGTATTTTTTATTAAGTACATGTTTGTAAAGAAATTTTAAAGCGCTTATCACCTGATTTTGTTGCGATTCTGATGTGTAGTTGTAATTCTCTAGCCAGTTTTTAAAATAGCTGGCGTTTAATTGATATTCGGGAACACCAATATTGTTTAAAAATTCATCAACATACGGCATGTACGAATCTATTGTGTTTTCTGAATACCGGAAATATTCCAGTTTTTTGCGGGTAATTTCTGATAATTTCATAGCGTAAGGTTTATGTTTATTGGTATTGTTGTTATTTGGGTGTTGGCAGCAATTAAATCGGATACCAATGGACTACCTTTCCAAGTTTACGAGCCGCCCTCGAAGCTGCCGACCTACTACGATAGAGTTTACCGATTCGCTTATCTACACCTTCAACCACTTCTGTCAGTTTATAATACCAGTCTTTATGCGCCCACTCCTGCCCGTCCTCATTGTCAGTTGCAAAAATGTTTATTGTTCTCATTTTGAATAATTAACTGCTGCCAACAAATGATAAAAAACAGGCGCAGGCAGCGTTTGCGCTCTGAATTTAGGTTTATGGTTGCGCCCGATTTTTTATCATCGGACGTTAGCCACAATTTACCAACGAGAGAACTCACCGTTTTCATCAGCTTTATGAAAATCTACTGATTCGGAATAATAACCGTTTGATTCGCCATACCAACGAATATCTACATAACCTTTTATGGTTGCGAATTTGTAAAAAGTCCAAGTACACGAACCCCATTCATTTGCTTCTTTGGTCTTTTGTTTATCTTCATCCGAAATTGGTTCGTAATTGGATAATTCTTCGGCTTTTAAAATTGGCGTTCCAATTAAGTCGTCCAAATTCCCACAAATATCATCTATTGTTACATTTTCGCAACAATCTTGTGAGTGATACATCTTGTATTTTTCACCAGTAGCACAAATGAAAATTAATTCATCGTCTTTTTTGTCAATGGAAACTACTGTTTTTCCAACTAATTCTGAAATTTCTGCGTTCATAATATTATTTTTAAAATATTGATAATCAAAAAAACTGTGGCTAACAATGTGTATAAGTAATTGGGGTTGTAGTGCTTAATTCAGCGTTCTACCTCGCCCATAGTTCAGTGTATTTTGATAGGGAATCACCACGTAATCCCCAACTACTCATACACTCAACGTTAGTTGCAAGGCTACGACTGTTCATTTAATCGAAGCCGGTGCAACTTGACCGTAATTTATTTTTTGCCCACGCGCTTCGGTTTTTTCAAAACCGTTAAAAAGGTTGTGCAAATAGGGCTTTATTCTTTTATTTGAAAGCTCTACAAATTCAGTTTCCATTTCAGAACCCAAGAAATATCTATTCATAACAGCAGCTACTTTTGCTGTTGTTCCAGAACCCATAAAGCAATCATAAACTAAATCACCTTCATTTGTCCAGCTGGTTATATGGTCAGCAACTAATTTTTCAGGAAATATTGCAGGGTGTTCAAATGCAATTAAATCGTTTGTGCTTCCACCCCTGCCGGTAGCATACTCCCAAACATTTCCTTTAATCTTATATTCCAATGTTTTCCTATACTCAGCACCATTCTTTTTCCAAACTTTGCTTTCATGTGGCCGCACTGCCCATTTTTGAGATTGACCTGCAGTAACGCATTTTATTTTTATCGGATTGAATGTTTTTGGTTTCCCTTTACTAAAAACAAACATGTATTCAAATTCATCTGCATAACGCTCTTTGTGCCCAGGCATGTAATTCAGTTTTTTCCAAATCATGGTATCAAACAAATTCCATCCGGCCGCCATAAATTCTAAAGCCTGTTTAAACGATGTTCCGCTTTCAGAAAAATTCTTTGTTTGGTCTGATACAACCCACACACAAACTCCGCCTGGTTTAGTAACTCTTAATAGTTCGTTTGCAATTAACGGCAAATCAAATAAACTGTTGTAGCTTCTTAATTTGTCGTAAGGCGGTGAAGTAACCGTTAAATCAATTACATTTTCCGGAAGATTTACCAATGTTATTTCAGCTTTTTCGTTATGTATGATGTTTTTTTCCATCCCTAAAAAATAAATTACTACGTCCGCACTTTTAATCAGCGGTGTACAAACTTGACCGCCCAGACAACTAACACAGTATAAACCACATTAAAACGATGGTTTATACTTTACCGTTGTACGCAAGCGAGGATTGTGCTTCGTTAGTGGTTTCGTGGGTACAATCCGCCAGCGTACAACACGGTATATAGTGCATGGCTGGTTTTGCTCTCCGATTCAATGTCTGTGCCAGTTTGACCATAATTAAATATTTTTTAAAAATGTCTTTGCTTCATTAAGTTTTTCAATCAATAAATCTATTTCATCTATTGACAAATAATATACAGCATCGCATATTTCCCAATCATCAAAATCAGGGTCTTCTGGTTCCCATTCCTCAAGAATTTTTATTACAACATCCTTTTTCCCTTTTAATTTTTCGTTATATTCACCATAATCATTCCCTCTAATCATTATGGTTCTGCTTCCTTTTTTCAATTCTAATTCTTTCATTTTTAAAAAATATTTAATTATTACGTCCGTTTTTCATTGCAAGGTCTGTGGTTTGCTCGCCACGCACCATATACCCATTCGTTAGCTGCAATATGGGCTTACATTAGTACACTTAATCAAAGTCAGTGCTATAAGTCCGTATTTATTTTTTCTCCCCACGCTCCGCTAAAAAAAGGAACTCGGTGTACTTCAAAATCACCGTATCTAAACGGGAGAGGTTTTTTGCTAAAAGTGTTATATTTCAATCCTTTTGCATCACAAAATAATTTCAAACTCCCGTAACATTCTGGAGGCGTTGTTTGGTAAATTATAACTGTTTTTCTTTCCATCATTAATATGTTGGGTATATTCCAAATGTATTTATGCAGGTCTTTTTAATATCCTGTATTTTAGCAGTGCAGCTAATCTCTAAAGATTTGCTTTTTTTAGCTCGCTCTTGCAGTTTTAAAATGCTATCGTGTGCATCTTCAAACTTTTTAATCAAATATTTGCAGTCAGCCATGCTTGTACAAAACATGTCCCATCTGTCTTCGCCAGTAGCATTGCAATACTTCTCAGCAGAAGCAAAGCCTACAATAGTTGTATCTTCAACACAAAGAAAGTATCTAAAACGCTTATCGTTAAGCATACCATAAGCACATTTGTCAACCTCACAAATGTCGAACTTAACGCCATCAACAAATGAAGTGTGAATCGAAGAGGCAACCGAAGAAGAAGGAAAAGAAATCATATATAAATGATTTAGCTCTGATGGGCGAGCAACCCTTGTGTTATCATTAACACATTACAAATATAAGCAATTATTTTAAATATACAAGCATTATAAGCAATTATTTTAAATATTTTATCATTTTTTTCAAAAATGGTTTGCCAACGCACAAAAAATAAATACTACGTCAGTATTTCAATTGTTGGTTAGTGCTGTATTCCGCCCATACAGTCAGCTAACAAGCGGTCATAATTAACAGCCGTTTCGGTGGTATTTTGTTGATTTTCATCTCGTATCATAATTTATCGTATTTTGAAAGTGAATATCTTCGTAATCGGCTGCTAATCATACCGCCAGCCGTTATGTACAAGCGCAAGCCAGTACATTTAATCAAGGTCAGTGGGAGTAATTTTATTATTTTTTTCTCCCTCCCGCTTTAAAAAATCGTAGAAAAAACACAACGCATCTTCATAGCGATGTTTTGCTGATGAATTTACGTAAGCTGCCGGGGTTAGCCCAAAGAACTCGGCTATATCTTTATTTGATATACTGAGTTCTTTTTTTAGTTCGTGGATTGTCATTTTAGTCTTCAGGTAAAATTGAAATTACTTGTTCTAAAATACTTTCGTCAGGCTCAACCTCAATGTAGATGCAATCTGAATTACTTGTTACTGACCCTTCGCCATAAACTGCGTAAAATTTACGGTCATTAGGGTCTGAATTGTCGAGCATAATGTCAGTCCAAGCTTCTTTTTCAAATTCTTCACTTTTCATTTCTGCGCCAGCTTCTTCTAAAATATTATAAGCTAATTGGCATTCTAAAAAAAACAAGTATTCGTACTTATTTGAAAATTGATCAGTAGTTGTGCTTACTAAGCCGTTTTTTGTTGTTAAATTTTTCATCGTTTTATGTTTTAATTGTTATTTGATGAAGTAAAGATAAGCATATACTTATTAATGTGCAAATATTTTAACAATTATTTTAAGTATATACTTATATTTATAACAATTCTAAATAAGCCAACGCCCAAAAAAATAATAAAATTACCTTGCTTCGTAGCGTGCTATGTACCTGATAATGCGCCAGTACATAACACGTGCTATACGTCAGTTTTGCAGATAGGTTCGTGCTTAATTAATAGTTTCTGCTAGCAAAACCGAACGCATAGCACCACCGTTGTGTGCAAGTGCTACGATAGAGCATTTAATGAAGTTCGTAGCAACTTGCCCGTAATTTATTTTTCTCCCTCCCAGATTTTGCGCTTAGGCGCAATTTGAATTTCAAATCCGAGCGGTTCAATAAACTCATTTAGCCAGTTCACACGGTTTTCAAAAGTCCTTAATTTACTTGCAAAGTCTTTATATTTATATCCTTGCAAATCGCAAAAAGAAGCCTTACTTCCGTAAAGCTCCTTTATTTTTCGTTCGATTAGTTTAATCATTATTCCGCTATTTCGTAACGTTTGCAAAAATCATTAAACCACTCAGTTTCGTTTTGACTGAAAACTTCCTGTGTTTTTTCTTCGTTAGTCATTTCTTCGCTACCTTCGCCAAAATCAAATACGCTTACATCCCAGCCTGAAACTCCACCAATTTCTTCAAAAGTGCCGTCTGAAATATCGTTCCAGTTTTCATTTTGCATTCCACCTACTTCATAAGTACCATCTTCGTTTTTAAAGATAGGGGCTTTCATGCTTGATTCGTGTCCTTCGGCTTGTAAAGTTGCTGCTTCAAATGCCTCGTTTAATGTTTCAAATTTAGTTGCCATGATATTTATTTTTAAATGTTTGTCGAGGAATATCCCTCATTGTCTTGTACAAATATCGGAATTAATTTCCGAACTACCAAACATTTTCTGAATTATTTTCAGATTATTTTTACTTTTTTTAAAAGTATTTTGCCAACGCACTGAAAAATAAATTACTACGACAGTGCTTTTAATCTGGGTCTGTGCCAATTTGACCGCACCAGACACACAACAAGCAATATAAAACAAAGCCTATTTAAGTGTCCAGCAATTAATCAAAGTCCGTGGTTAGGCTTCGATTTCATATTGCCGACCGTTG